CGATTACATCTGCTACATCTCTAGTGACAATCTGTGAGCGACCTTCTTGCTCATTACCATACTTCTTACCATAATAGCGGTCAAGTGCATCAGAGCGTTGAGCTGTCAGCTTACCATCTTTATATCCTAAAGCAGACTGTATCTCTTGCTCTAAGTGAGCAGATAGCTCCCTTTTTGTCATTTTAGCCATAAATTATTTACCTTTGTTTATAGGGTATTTAGTTTCTTTTACAGGTGGTGGACTATTGACTGCTTTCATAATCTCTTTCAAATCCTGTACCTCTTGTAATATTTCTAATATTCTATCTTCTAACCATCTTGGATTCATATCTTCTCCTTATACTATCCAACTCAAATCAGTCTTAGGAAGTTCCTTTCCCCAGACACTGTCATTACCTGTGAACACTACATCTGTTATGGATAAGTAACGAAAAGCATCGCTAGCGTGTGAGGTCCAATCGTGGACCGGCTTCTGCGACCATATCTTTTTCTTATCATCATAACTACTTCTGTACTGTAGTAATGCTTCCAATCCTTTTTTAGTATTTACATCATCGAACCAACATTTATTTAGAAAAGTTCTAGTGGTATCAATACCATCCATTACTTTTAACTTTGGTGCGACTTGAAAATCTATTCCTAAGTCAAAGGCTAGGTCTCTTCTACTTTTACCAGTAGAAAATTCTCTAACTACTATATCGTGTGGTGCTATATGTGCACCATAGTGGTAGCCTTTTTGTTTAAGTACATCTATATAATAAGGTAATCCCTCATTTGAACTTTCAAAATAATCTATAAGATGTACAGCTTTCCCTATAAATTGACAGAACCAAATTGAGGTTGCGTCAGAAACACCCAGGTCCCAGGCTGTTACTACTTGCTTAGACGGGTCATAAGGGACTTTCCCCACTCGGTCTTCATCATAAGCAGTTTCAATCTCTTTAGCATAATACGCACCTCTAAGTGCAGCAGACCAAGAACACTCGTATTCTTGTTCAAATTCAGTTTCTGCCATATCTTGTTTCGCAAGTGCCAATTCTTCATCATCTAATATCCCTGTTTCACTCGCCTTATATAAGAATCTAGCCCATCCCTTCTTCTCTGGTGCTGAGTGGTATAAATCATAAAATTCGTTCTTTCCTTTTGGTGTACCAATAAATATGGCATACCCCTTTCTATCTGATAGTGCGGGCCTTATAACCTCAGAGAACATCTTAGGGTTCATCTGAGCGTACTCATCGAGCACGACCCCGTCTAAATAAATTCCACGGAGTGTGTCATAATTGTCAGCCCCGTACAACTGTATCCTAGCTCCCATAAAGTCGGCTCTTAGTTCTGCCTCATTAAACTTTACTTCTGGAAATACTCCACACAATCTCTTCAATTCATCCCAGGCTACTGTCTTAGCCTGTTTAAATAGAGGTGCTATATAAGCATATCTAGGTGCTGGTTTACCAGATATAACATCCTCGACAGCACTTTTAATCAACTGATTTATAGCAAATACTGTCTTACCAAACCTTCTATGACATACAACAACATTAAATCTATCTAGATTAGTGTGTATTTCGTTCTGTAATTCCCTGGGTGTATAAGGAATTACTACAGTTTTTCTCTCCTCTGGCATTATCAGTGCACGCTGTCGTCTTTATCCCTTAAAATTTGATTTGCATCTGCAATATCGGCGGCATCCTGTGCCCACTTGATGTCAAAGGTTCTATCCTCTACAACAACAGTGTGTTTCGGAGACCAGCCAGCTTGTGTCTTAAGCCAGAATGTAGTCATACTAGGAGATTCACCTGATACTGCCATCTCATAAGCCACACCAGCAACGCGGGCGGTGCGCTTTTCCTTACCAACTAGCAAATTATGTGAAAAATATTTGGTAAGAGTAGCATTACTAATACCCATAACTTTAGATATAGTATGTTGGTCTAATCCTATAGTAACCATCTCTTCTACCTTAGAATAATCATCGTCAGTAGGCTTATATGTCTGTCCTCGCTTGATTCTAGACTTTTTACCACCTGCTGCTTTAGAAGCTGCTGACAAGCCGCCACTGGGCCTGCCTCTTTTGCGCTCAATCTTGATTACCGCATCTGAAGGAACAATTCCTTTGGAAGAAGCTACTGCATATCTTGCTTCTTCTTCTAGTTCCTTCTCAATTTTTCTTATTTCATCTTCTGATTCAACAGAGATTTTACCTTTTTCAGCCATAAGTAGTATTATACCTTAAATAATATTGTTTTCTAGTTTAATTCCTAGAATATTCTAAAGTATTTTTATTTTATTCTATATAGTATTACTTCTTTAGAGTCTCTCTAGGAATAAGTCTGGTTTAACTTAGAAAAGATAAACAATATTATACCATATAATTCTTGTAAAAGCAAGTTATTTTCTATGTTTTTTCTAAAATATATTATTATGCGCGAAATATGCCCAAAAAATAATAATTTTACCTGTGGGTGGGTTTCGGTCGGGATGAATTTTTTTCTTTGGGTGGCCCGCCCTCGACTCTCTGAGGATCAGGCGCGGACCCTCGCGGGTGAAAATTTGGCACGAGCGCCCCGCGAATTTTCGACGATTGGCGCGGATAATTAGCGACGCCAATTTCGTAGAATTAGCGACGCCAATTTCGTGGATTGATACGAAAAAATAATTGACTCGTTTTTCATAGATTGATATATAAATTTCATTAATAAATATCACTACAAAAGTTTTAATATATCGACGAATATTTCGAGCATAAATAAACAGCCTGGCAGAAAATTAAAATCAATAACGGGGCAATAATTGGCGACGCTAATTTTGAGCCAAAAATACGATTTAAGAATGATCGAGTCAAACTATTGAATAACCCGTCAAAAGGGGTATAATTTTAATTAATCGAGTAGTGGACTTCATATCCTCACTTGATTGGCAACGGCTTCAAGCGTTGCCGTTTTTTGACAGCGTTTGAAGTCATTTTTTAACACCAAAAATAAGGCGGTGAAAAATGGCAAAACAAAGCCAAAAAAATGAAGTAGAAGAAAAGGTTATCAAGTTTCAAAGCATTAAAGATGCAAACGAATATTTGGAAGCCTTAGATTTAGAAGCACTTAGTAACAAAGAAACAGAAGTCGCTTCTTCGATTGATGAGTTAAAGTTAAAGCGCGAGCATCTAAGCGTAGCCATAAGAAAGATTTTGACGGGCAAAGATGCTAGCAGAGAGCCTTTAAGGAAGATATATCAAGGGTTATTTGATACAAGGGCAGATACTCACCAATCAAAGGAAGATAGAGAAAAGGCAAAGCGTCATATTGCTGTACTGAAAAGGGCAACAAGAACGGCGACTGATAAAGATGCCAATTCTCGCGGACTTTGGGCTTTTGATTATTCAATAGTTTGCAATACGATTGAAAATGGAAATATTGCAAAGTTTGACATTAAAAAGCACAAAACCGACGACGACGGCGACGACGAAAAAAGCAAGATAGTTGTTACCGATATTGAGCAAGTTTTTGACTATGTTATTTTTCGTATCAATAACGAAGATTTTAAAAAACTAGCATCAATTGTTGAAACTCGTTTTGCTTTAGAGCAACAAGATTATGATTCTAAAGATATAATTTTTGTTGACGCGGTCGGTAAAAAACCCGCGCATTTTGAGGTAAAACAAAGCGCTTAAATCTAGACTTCATTTAATTGAAGCCAAAGCAGAAAAACCCCGTTTAAAAGCGGGGTTTTTTTTCGTCTATAAAAAAGGCTGCAACGCTAAAAAAATTTTTAAAATCTCACTCAAAAATTTGAGGCGCTCGCCTGATCACTAGAAATTTTTTTTTCAAATATTTTTTATTTTTTAGATTTAAAATCTCAATTTCTGCCATTAGTTTTGAATTATTTTCAATGGATAATAAAAGGATAATATTTGCCAAAATATGCCATATTTGATGGAATTGCTTAAAAAGTAAGCAATGGATAAGCCCAAATTTGCCCGTATTCAAGAGATAATGACATTAGCCATACCTAAGCAAGGGTAAGCCAAACGGCTTGACATATGAGCAGATAAGGGTATAATTGTATTTGTGGGTTGGATTTGCGCCCCGTTGGTGGCGTCGTTAATAATTGGCGACGCTAATTTTTAAAAACAAAATAAGGCGGTGTTGATATGTTAAGTATTGATTACAACTTTATTGAAGAATGCAGTAGTTATGTCATAGCGTTACATCAAGGCACAACGATTGTTAAGATTAACAAATCTGCATTCAACGATATAGATGCTAAGTACACCAAGAAGAAGAACGGCAAAATTCTCTTGGCTTGTCCGCAATCTGATAAGGGATTGCTTAATTTTTTGCCAGTACAATTTGTTTATAAAAGGATAGTGAGAAAAGGCGCTGTTTCTTTTATATCATAGGTGCGCGTATGTTAGAGAATTTACTTTTAGACATATTTATATTCATATGCGTGATAATCGGTTTATCTTGTGTATTCATTGACTTCTTTTTAGATATGAACGACAAGATAAACCAAAAATATAAGGAGTAGTTATGTACACAGTATGGGTTGGTGGAACAGAAGTTACTGATAACTATGTAACTTTTGAGGAAGCGTACCTGATCTATAGGAAATATTATAGGCGGGGATACGATGACATTATTGTTCAATATGAAAGTAAACACCCTTCTATTAAGGAGTAGATTATGGATTATGATAGTACAGTAATGATGAATAATGAATTAAACGCTGTCAGAGAAACGGATGCGGAATATGCCGCACGAGTTGTAAAGATGGCGCAGAAAATGTATACAGTTGAAGATATCGCTAGTATATATAGGGCAACTACTGGCAGATATATTGCTGATGATGTGCCAGAGTTTTTAGATGAACTTCAGCAGAGGATAAGATAATTATGGCAATGCGTGATTGGTCTGGAGATGCCACTAAAATCTTCAAAGGTAAGACAGTTAGTAGGATAGAATATCTAACGGATAAAGAAGTGGATGATATGCTTTGGTACAGTAGAGCACCAGTCATAGTATTCACTGATGGTTCTTGGATAATTGCTAGTGCGGATGATGAGGGCAATGATGCTGGTGCGTTCTTTACATCCGATAATAAAATGAGTGTGATACCAGTAAACGGGAGATAATTATGGAAATAATTAATAATATAAATCCAATACTAACGCTGAAACAA